TAGCCGTTGATGGCGTTAAGGCAGCTATTGAAGATGAGGCTGCCCAGCTTCGTTTAGCCAATGCCCTAAAGAATGTTACTGGCGCAACTCAAGCTCAGATTTCAGCAGTCGAGGAGCAGATACTTAAGACCTCTTTGGCTACTGGCGTTGCTGATGACCAATTGCGTCCAGCGCTTCAGCGCCTAGCAGTTGCCACAGGATCAGTAACTGAGTCCCAAGATTTGTTAAACCTAGCCTTAGATATTTCAGCTGCTACTGGTAAAAGTGTAGAGGCAGTATCTAATGCTTTAGGTAAAGCCTATGAAGGAAATACAGGCTCTCTAACGCGTCTAGGTGTTGGCTTGTCTGCTGCGGAAATAAAGACACTTGGATTAGAGGGAACAGTAAAGCAACTAGCCGAAACCTTTGGTGGAGCAGCTACAGTCCAAGCCAATACTTTTGAAGGTCAAATAGCAAGACTCAAAGTGGGCTTTGATGAAGCCAAAGAATCCGTAGGAGCTGCTTTGCTACCTACCCTTCAAAAGCTTTTGAATTACTTTATAAACACAGTTATTCCAAAGTTTATTGAGTTTAAAGACGCAGCATTAAAGCCAGTTACTGATGCAATTGCGAGAAATAAGGATTCATTAACTATCCTTTACAATTTTATTAAAGACTTCGTAGTTCCAATTTTGCTTAATAATTTAGGTGCAGCACTTGGCTTCATTGGTAAGGTTGCTGGTGGAATTCTTGATGTAATTGGTGCAGTAGTTAATGGAATTAAGAGCGCAGTTAATTTTGCTATTGATGCAATTAATGTTCTTATTCGCGCTTACAATGCAGTTCCATTGTTGCCTAATGTAGCTACTATTTCCAAGCCTTCATTCTCAGCGCCTAGCACTCCTAGTAGTTCAAGTCTGCCTAAGATTGCTAGTGCTCCTAGTAGCCCAAGTATTCCTTCAGCCCCCAAGGTATCAACTACGCCAAGCGCTCCTAGCGCCAAAACTCCAAGTGCTCCAAGTTCTGCCACTCCATCCTTAATGTCTGCTGGCGCATTTGCTAACACAAGAATTGGAGCGGAAGGCGATTATTTAGATCGTAATAATGTGGTTATCAATGTAAATGCTCCATCCGCTATTGATGAAGAAGGATTTACTAGGGCGGTCGTCTCAGCCCTAAATAACACAGGTCGCAGAACTGGCGCTGGAACAGAGCAACTGCTTATATGACCGCTTGGAATCCAATCTATCGAATCAAAGTTAATGGCAGCACAGTCACTAGCGCAACACTTAGCGGACTTACTATTACATCTGGTCGAACAGATATTTACTCTCAGCCAATTGCTGGTTATTGCAACCTAACGCTTATCGAGACTTCTGAAGCATCAGTTCCGTTTGAGGTTAATGACGCAGTAACAATTGAAGTCCAAAATTCCAGCGCAACCTATGTCAATTTATTTGGTGGCTTTATTACAGATTTAGGCATTACAGTCCAATATTCGGGATCAACTGCTACCAGCCAACAAATAAAGATAGTTGCAGTAGGAGCTTTGGCTCGGCTTAATCGCGCAATCTATACGGGCAACTTTGCACATCAATTTGACGGAGACCGAATTGAGGAGTTGCTAAGCACAGTTCTATTTGACCAATGGAATGAAGTTCCAGCTGCCGAGACTTGGAATGGCTATGACCCGCTAGTTCAATGGCAGGATGCAGAAAATAGCGGATTCGGTGAAATTGATACTCCTGGCGATTATGAGCTTCATTCTGAAAACAATTTAAATGACACAGTTTATAATCTTGCTTCTAGATTTGCCACTAGCGGACTTGGATATTTGTATGAGGATAATCAAGGTCGTATCGGATACGCAGATTCAACGCATAGATCGCAATACCTAGCCATCAATGGTTATGTGGATTTAGATGGTAATCATTCAATTGGGCCCGGACTTTCCATTATAAAAAGAGCTGGCGATGTTAGAAATTCGATAACAATTGGCTATGGGACTTCAGGCTCTGAAGTTACAGATGAGGATTTAGCGTCAATATCTGAATATGGCCTTCTTGCTTCTACTATATCGACAACACTTCGCAATTCTGGAGACGCTACGGCTCAAGCAGCCTTCTACCTTCTTATCCGCGCCTACCCTCAATTTGCTTTGCGTCAGATAAGCTTCCCAATAGCCAGCGGTGAAATCGACAATTCAGACCGAGATAACCTTATTGGCGTATTTATGGGCCAACCGCTTAATATCATCAACTTGCCAGCCAATATGGTCGATGGAGAATTTCAAGGTTTCGTAGAAGGTTGGACTTGGACAGCCAGCCTAAATCAGCTTAACTTGACTCTAAATGTCTCGCCTATCGCTTTTAGCCTTCAGGCGTTTAGATGGAACTCAGTCCCAGCGACTGAGTATTGGAATACAATCAGCCCTACTTTGGACTGGCTTAACGCTACAATTGTGGCATAGGAGACTAAATGGCAACGACTACTAATTACGGCTGGACTACCCCTAACGATACTGATCTCGTTAAGGATGGCGCAGCTGCAATTCGCACATTGGGAAGCTCAGTCGATACAACGACAAAGAACCTAAACCCAGAGACAACGCTTGGGGATATTGCTTACCGCTCAGCGACTAGCAATGTAAATACTCGCTTGGCTATTGGCTCAGCAGGACAAGTTCTGACAGTTGCAGCAGGAGTTCCCAGCTGGGCAACGCCAACAACAGGTGATATTGAAGGAATTACGACAGGCACAGATTCTGGTCTATCAGGCGGAGCGACCAGCGGAACTGTAACACTAAGATTAAAACTAGAATTTGATGCAGAAACAGGCACTACATATACGCTATTAGCAGCTAACGTTAATCAGCTAGTAACTCTTAACAATGCAAGCGCAATTACGCTAACTGTGCCACCATCAGTATTTAGCGCAGGTGATGTAATAAATATAGCTCAGATAGGCGCAGGTCAAGTAACTCTATCGCAAGGCGCAGGTGTAACAATTAACTCAACAGGCGCAACAGCAACAGCGCCTAAACTACGCGCTAGATATTCTGCAGCTTCTATTATCTGCACCGCATCAAATACATTTTTGGTAGTAGGAGATATAGCGTAATGAGTTTAATCGGGATTATTGCTTCACAAAATTATCCGCGAGGCATAAGTGTAGATTATTTGGTTGTTGCTGGTGGCGGCGGCGGCGGTATAAATGTTGGCGGTGGCGGCGGAGCAGGTGGCTTACGCTGTACAGTAAATAATACTGGTGGCGGTGGCTCATTAGAATCTGCATTAACTTGCGCCAAAAACACTAATTTTACTGTTACGGTTGGCGCTGGTGGAAGCTCAACTAATAGCAGAGCTGTAAGTCCGACTAGTGGCTCAAACTCAGTATTTTCAACTATAACTAGTGATGGTGGCGGCAGAGGTGGAACAAATACAAGCACAAACGGCGCTACAGGTGGTTCAGGTGGCGGCGGTCAAGGTGGCGGTGGAACTGGTGGAACTGGCACTACTAACCAAGGTTTTGCAGGTGGAACAGGTGTAGATGGCGGCACATATCCCGGCGCAGGTGGCGGCGGTGCAGGTGTTGCCGGACAAAGTCCAGCTACTAACACTTCAAATGCTGGTAATGGTGGCGATGGCGTTCAAACTGCTATTACTGGAAGCAATGTCACCTATGGTGGCGGCGGTGGCGGCGCGCGAGATAGCGCAACGGGTCAGGGTTCTGGCGGTGCTGGTGGTGGTGGAGCTGGAAATAGAAATGCGAACGCGACAAGTGGAACGGTAAATACTGGTGGCGGTGGCGGTGGCGTTCACGACCAAGTTACTTGCTCTTCAGGTGCGGGCGGTTCAGGCGTAGTTATATTAAGATTTGCAACTGCTTCTGGAACTATAACTATTGGAGCAGGTTTAACAGGATCAACAACTACCAGTGGGGCTAACACTATTGCAACTATTACTGCTGGCACAGGAAATGTGAGCTGGACATAATGGCACATTACGCATTTTTAGATGAAAATAATATAGTAACTGAAGTTATTGTAGGCATAGATGAATCTGAACTAATTGAAGGTTTAGATACCGAAACTTGGTATGGTAATTTTAGAGGCCAAGTTTGCAAGCGCACTTCCTACAATAACAATATCCGCAAGCAATATGCTGGAATTGGTTATAGCTATGATTCTGGGGCAGATGTATTTATTGCGCCACAGCCTTATCCATCTTGGTCGCTAGATGAGAACTATGATTGGCAACCGCCAACGCCTAGACCTGAAGAAGGTCTTTGGTATTGGGATGAAGAAAGCCTAAGCTGGATTGAAGCAAATGGCTAAACTATGTGCAGCGGGCGTTCAGTTAAGGGAGCAAATTGATGACGATTATCCTGATAGGGATCGTAAGTCTGATGGTTGGATTGCTGATGCTCGTCACCTTGCTAAAGGCAGTTCTGACCATATACCAGTCGATGGAATCGTTAGAGCTATAGATATTGATTCTGACCTATCGGCACATAAAGAAGAAGCTTATGCGCTGGTGGAAAAGATTCGTTGGTTAGCAAAGAACGGCGATAAGAGAATAAAATACATAATCTACGATGGAAAGATTATGAGTCCGATACTTGGATGGAAGCGCAGAACTTACAGAGGCTCCAATCCTCACCGGTCGCATTTCCATATTTCATTTACAACTTTGGGAGACAAAGATGGCAGTTTTTTCAACCTCGAAGGAGAAGCTAATGAGCGACTTAAAGAAAATGGCAGAGAGCTGGGCCAAGACATTCCTAGCAACGGCACTAGCGACCTATCTAGCAGTCGGCCTAGATGTCGATGCAATTGCCAATGCAGCTCTCGTATCAGTCTTGCCTAGCATTATCAATTGGCTAAACCCTAAATACGAGCGCTACGGCAGAGTCAAGTAATGTCAGCACCTGAGCTTGCAACCTTAGTTGCCTCAGTATTGGGATCTATTGCTCTACTGATTGCTGGCCTTCGCTACATAATCAAATTGGA